GACGCACCGCTGCGAGTCGATCGGCAAGCTCGAGGATCGGTAGAAACCGTCCGCTATTGGTATCTCTACACCCATTCGGTCCCGTCACTCACGACGCTAACCCTGCGCCCTTTCTGGTTAAACCTGACCGAGGCATTCCCGCGGATCTTCTCACTTGAGTTGGTTGCAATGATTAACATGTTCTTGGTCGTGTCAGTCTTCTCGATGTCGAACCCGTACCCGTTAACCCCGGCCACTGCCATAAGCGTCACGGTGATCGGAGCGGTCGAGCAGTCAACCAGGATCAGGTCGTCCGTTGTCAGGACGGTGTAGTCTGCCTTCACCTCGGTCGTTGTTCGGTTCTCGCCGAATGGGAACTGGTCATCGTTCAAGTAGTAGTCGTTATTGGAAGTGCCCAACCCGATCGGGAGGGTTTTCGGGTACTTCAACGGTCGAAGTTGAACGTAATCGTTCATCAACTGCCGCCGTGTTTCCAGTGCGGCCTGGGATAAGGTCGCTGGCACGGGCCGGTTGTAGCTCGAGGCTAACCGAACCGCTAAATTCTTTTTAATAAAATCTTCTGCGTTGGTCTTTACCGTCAGTGTCTCACTGAGGCTATCTACCTCGGTGAATCCCGTCCTAACCGGGAGGGACAGCATCATCCTATTAAGCTCGCGCTTTGCGCTCTGAGCTTCAAAGTCAGAGATACTGGCCTCGGCCTCAGATACTTGTATCTCATCCAGCGCGTCGGCAATGATCTGCTGCGCAGTCGTCATGGCGTCTCCTTAAAAGTAGGGCGGTGAGACATTTCTGCCCCACCACCCCAGGGTTTGGCTGTAGTTATGGAGATCCTTGTTGTTAGGAGCCGAACCCTTGACCCGCAAAGAACGGATTAAACGTAATGAATGCGGGTAGCATGTCAAAACGTACCATCTGCTTGTTCTTGTCACCGTCTGAGTAACGAGTCACTCGAATCGAGAACCCATCCTCAGTCGTTGCGGTCACGTCGGTCGCTGACAACTTAGGCAGCTTCACCGTGCCGATGCCGAACGCATTCGGGTGGAAGAACAAAGAAGGTGACCGAACCTGTGCTGTTGCGCCCAGGAGAGTGATCACGTCGCCGGAGGCGAGCGCACTATCAACCGTATTGTACTGACCATTGGCCTCGAAAATGGCCGGACCGGCGACAACAAGGTCACCAGCTCCAGAACCGTTTAAGGTCACGTCGGCGGTTACTGTGCCGCTCCATAAAATAGAGCTGCCCGCACGGTTAAGGAACACTTCTCGAGTCGCGTTAGACACCCGGTTGCGTCCGGTTACCTGGACAATGTCGCCAGCCTTGACCGTGCCGCTGCCGGTGAACGCTGTCACAGACAGTGTCTGAGTCATGGTGTCCTTAACAGAAACGTAGGTCGCTGTCGGAGTTGAGCTCAAGGTTCCAGCACGGTCGGCAGACGCACCAGAGGTGTAAGTCTTGACCGCATTGGACGCTAGAACATTCATGCCCGCAAAGCTATTGGTTACCTGTGCTTGTCTCCAGGCGTCGTTCACCTCGGGAGTGACCGAGAGGTTAGTCTGGACACTAGCCAGAGCCGTTGCCGTAAATGGGGACATGACATAAGCCCAGTCGCCATCCTTTGGTACGCCAACCGCGTCCATCAATGCGTAAGCATCTGCGACGTCAGTCCAGGCGTCCACAGCGGTGCCGGGAGTACCAGAAACCAGCGCACAATTCTTGGTCATGTACGCTCCGAGATCCAGCTCCAGGTCGGTGACCATGCGGGTCGCCATTGGCGCGATGATCTCGTCTAACTGATCCAGCTCCAGAGCTTCTTCCAGGTTCGACCATTCAGTCGCGACCGTGAAGTAGTTCTGAACCGTTCCAGTTGCCTTACCCGAGAGGATATCGGACTTGGTGGACGAGCTAATGTCACCACCGCTGGTTCGGATCGTGTTGTAGTCATGCGGACGTTTAAATGAGACTGTTCCGCCCGTTGACGGTGTCAGTCGTGAGGTCAACAACTGGTTGTTGATGCCCTTGGTTAATACCCTGGACGCTTCAAACTTGTCCATGAAGATCCGGGCTAGGTCTTCTGTTACGTTACTTGATAAATTATTAGCCACTTAAAAGCTCCTAATTGCGGAGCCTTTCATCAGCTCCTATTCAATCAATAAGCCCCGTGGACCTCGCTTCTGCGTGGGTACGCCTGTACCCTGCAACATATCCGGCGGTCGCGGAGCCGTGTTCTGAGGTGCTGAGTTCTCGAGCCGATAAATGTCCACCAGTGCTTGTCCGAATCCTCGCGGCCCCTGGTTGCTCTTTTCAGCAACGTCGAGGAGCTTGTTCGTGTCCTTCGCCAGGCTCTGTACCAGAGCCGGACCGTTAGGTGACTCGAGCAATTCTTCGAGTACGAGCGGGTTGACTCTCGCGTCCGTGATTTTCTGGACTGCGGTCTGCTGCTCCTGCTCGGAGATGCCGAATTCCCGCGCCCTCCGGTTGAACTCCAGGCCTTTTTGGTGCAAGGCCATTGCCTCCTGCTGGTTGCGCTCTTCGGCGGTTATTCGCTCGATTTCCTGCTGGGCTCTCTGCTGCTCCTCCCACCTCGTTTGTTCAACAAGTGCCTGTTCCCGCGCCGTCAGTTTTGCCTCGAACTGATCGTCAAATGGGTCGGGTTGTGGGGGTACGTGTGGAGGTGCGCCCATAGCCGGCTGTTGTGCCTCAATCTGAGACAAACGCGCCTCCAGGGCATCATTACGAGCCTTGAGCTCCTGCGCCTCCGACCGCGCCTTCATCCTGACGCCGCCGACGATCTCGTTGAGCTTTTCCTGTTGCTCGGGATCAAACTGGACTTTTTCGGCCAAGTCCTGCGGCCTTTCCTCCGTGGCTGAATCGGAGCCCGAATCCTGTTCGGGTGCAGCTCCTGCTGCTCCCAGCTCGTTGTCTGACATAGCCCTGTCCCGGTATTACCGCGATTCTGTCGCGTACAGTTACGTGGAATATTCGCACAAACAGGCAGTTTCAGTAATGTACAAATGTACAGAATATACATTTAGTAGACAGCCAGGAGATATTGCTACAGCCCAGTATTGACGTGGGATGTGGCGATTTTTTGGTAGGTATAGGTATAGGTACTTGACTGCTCTAAGACCAACTTGGAGCAGTCGCTTAACAGTTTTGGTGGTAGGACGGTTTGCTAGCTGGCATATGATTTTGCTAGCTAGCAATACAGTTTTGGTGGCAGGACGGGTTTTTAGGGGGGTTTAATTGACCCCGCAAAAGAGTCGATTTAACCCAGATCGGAATAATTACTTTTTCTCCTACCACATTATTCCGATAAAAGCAGTCCGACCGGACTACTGCGGTGGTACGACCGGACTACTAATTTGTGATCCGATGACGGTATAAATGGCGGTATATCCCAAGAAAATAGGGCTTATAGAGCATTAAAAGGTGTAACCGGGGGCGAATGCGGTGCCGAAAAGGGGACTCTGCTAAATATTTGTCTTTTTTATGTATTTTCTGTCTACTTTTAATAGACATCACTAGTGATGCTTGATATATTAGTCCCGTTGTTAAGGAAAACACACTAAGGGAAACAAAATGACATTAAATCAAAAGATCACAACAGCTAAAGCACTGCGTAACAGCTTCAACCAGACACAAAGCGAACTGATTAAAAGTTCCTACATGGGGGACGAATACTTACTCAAGAAGATTAGAGCCGCACAAGATGAATACAGGCTTTTCCATCAGCTAGTAGATGAGATCAAAGATCTAAATGAAGAAGAATACGAAAAGCATATTTTAGGCGTTTGAGGAGAAACAAGCATGAAAAAAGGTATGGAAATTTTAGAAAACGAAACTCCTGTGCAAAGCATTGTTAGGTTTCTAAACGAAGGCAGAACTGAATCAGAAGTTTACGAATTTATCTGCGACAAGTGTGCGCTTCAGCTTAAAAGCAAAGCCGACAGGATTGGAGTTGCAGCCCACATCGCAGAGGTTGCAAAGATAAATGTTTTTGCGGAGGAGGGAGAACAAGCATGAAGAATAAGATCACTATCCCAACAGAAGTTTGGTTTGACCTCGAACATAAGTTAGCCCTTTGGCATGTCGAAAAGACAATGAGAAATCCTTGGGTTAAAACGATCATTGAAGGTGAAGAAGAAGAGGTTTTAAGTCCGGCAGCGGAGAGTCAGGTTGGATTTGTGTCTGCTGCTTTACATGAAATCCTTGAGGAGTTTTTTGAGAAAGGTTCTTGGAGTGAGAGGGAAGAGATATGAACAAAGCAGAAATGCACCGCGCCCGACAAGCCAAACACCGCGAAAAGAAACGATCAGGGGGCAAGGTTCCTGTCGAGGTGTGGATCAGGGAAGAGCATCGGGAACGCCTTAAAGAGTTCCTGGCAAGCCTCGATTAACCTGTGCTAAACTACTATCGTGTTAGGTGGTTTAGCTTTGCTTGGACCCCGTACAAAGAACCCTGGTATTTCGTGATACTG